AGAGCATACCCTAGGCCTACCACTAACGCAACCCCTTATTTGTCCTTGATTGAGATATTGACCCGCTTCTGTGGCTTCCTGAGGCTTACGTACAGGCTGAACAGCCCAGCGTGTAACCCGTGGAAGCAATTGCCCCGCTTGTACCCCACAGGGCGCTTGTGTGCAACCCTACGACGTAGGATGAACGAATGGCCTAGGATTTTGGTTCGGCTAATGTTTTCCATATGGTTAGTCTCCTTTGTATTCTGACCAGTAGTCGTCACTGATCTCTGCCCAATTTACCTCACAGAGTGAGGACTGCAAAACGTCTGCGGTAAACGCGTCTTTTACTGGTGTAAATAACCAATCCTCAACGACCTCGCGCACCTTGATGCCGAAGTCGTAAACATTGCTGTTTTCCTTCAGTGCGTCCATTACTTCGCCATATAAAAACTCATCGTTGGCGAGCCACAGGTTGACGGTTCTTGTGTGTACGTTCATGGTTTATCCCTCTATTTTGTAAACACTGGTTACGATTCTACGTTGTGGACCTTCGGCGGTCCAGTCTATCAGCTTACCATCCCGAACGCACATAGCATGATACGTTGACGCGATAATGTAAACACCTTTCGGGTGTGTCTGGCAGAAACGTTTGATTGTCATTCGCTCCGCCTTCCTGTTTTTGCCTAACTCGTGGATAACGCTAGCATACGGCGTACCCGTTTGCAACTCTATGGCCTTCGCCATGTTTGACAGTGACGCGCCTTTACGGTGTTTGCGTCCCGCCTTTGTTAGCTGGCGATGCGCTCTACCGTATGAGATGTTAAACGCGGCGGCTTGTGCCTTCACCGTGCAATCGTTGTTTTCTCTATAGCGTTTCCGCTGTAGTTCTAAGTCCGAAAACTGTTGCATGATTAATGCTCCTTATTGGTAACAACATTGGAAAGCACCCGTGATGCCCTCTAATGTTGCCACCGTGCTACTCGCGTGGACCGTTGTTGCCGTGGATTGTCTGCCCGTTGGCTGGCCCGTGCTTTCGCGTGGTGGCGTCTGTCGCTGTCTGGTGTCGGTCTGTCTCGCTTCGTTTCCGTCTTTGGATACCCTCGGACGGTACGCTCACGGCGTGACTCGCTTCACTAGCGCCCTCTGTTATAACCCTCCGAGGCGAGGTCGGTCTTATAGTACTCGCGTTGTCCGCTGGTAGGTATCTACCGTTGGCGCTTTCCTTGCCACTTGGGTACCCATTCTAAGGATATTTGCGCCCTTTGCAACCCCTGAATATAAATTTATTTGTGTATTATTACCACGTTTGGACTATTGACCCCACAGCGTTACGTATGCTAGGCGAGAGGCACAAGCAAGGACCGTGCCAAGTTTACGCAAGCAAACACCATACCAATTTCAGTTAGGCTAGAGGGTCCAACTTAGGCACACACACCTGCACCTGTGGCCCCTTGTGTTGCCCCTGTGGATAACTTGTGTGTGCCTGTGGATAACTTCTGTGGCCCTGCCTGTGGATAACCCGTGTATAACCCTGTGGATAACTTCATGGGGTGGCCTCTATTCGCGTGGGGGGGACCGGGGTTGCCGCAGGTTTATTTATGTAGTTGCCACTCAGGTTTACTAGAGGGTAATTTTAGGTAAAACTAGTAAAAAATAACATAATCTATGCAGTAGCTAACCACTTGTTTTAACAGATGTTTTATCCGGGGGCGGGACTACAGTTAAAAATAGTACAAAAAAGACTTGACTTTTGAGTAAAAGTATGGTAAAATAATAAGCAGATACTAGGATGAATTTAGTAGTACAGATGCGGGGCCTTAGTTGAATACTAAACCGTTCGTATAGATCCCTTCTTCTGTTACCTCCTAGGTAAGGGACTCATGCGAACTCAGGTTCAACATAAGGAAACAGGATAATGTCAAGAGACAGCGAAAGCGACTCTAGTACTGACACCCTAGCGCAACAGGCTGCTGAACGTAAAGAAGTTAATTTACGTAAAAGAAAAAGAGGAAGGCCTAAGAAGTCTGAGGTACAAGCTAAAACAGCAGGTTCTAGAGGTAAAGTAGGCAGACCCAAGGGTGATGCCTCTATCATTAACGAATACAAAGCTAGAATGTTAGCTAGTCCTAAGTCAGAGTTAGTGTTACAGACGATATTTGATGCTGCAACTAACGATGACCACAAGAATCAGGCAGCAGCATGGAAGCTAATAATGGATCGTATACTCCCCGTAGGGGCTTTTGAGAAGGATGTAGTCAAAGATGCAGGGAGAAGTAGCATACAGATCAACATTACTGGCGTTGGAAGCACAGAAGTTTTTGGAAGCACTGAAGAGAGAGATGTCATTGAAGGAGAAACAGTTAATGACTAAAGATAAGCTAGACGAAGTACTAGAGGAAGCCTTAGGTTACGTAACTAGAGTAGGTGATGCCACTAGTCAACTGGTAAACGTAGCTATTCTCTTTGGTGATAACCCTAACGAATCCGTCTCAGGGCGCTCACACAGGCTCAAGAGCGAGTCTAAGGCTTGGGGATGGGCTAACGCAGCCATTGACTACGTGTTTGACCAAGACCATTGTGAAAGAGCGTACATCAACGACGTAGCTAGAGCAGAAAAAACTGTAAAAGAAGCAAAACCTAAGAAAAAAGCAGCACCAAAGAAGTGAAGTACTTCAGTACCTCTGAATTTGACTGCCAACATACTGGTGAAAACCGTATGGAACAGGACTTCTTGAGCAAACTTGATTCTCTCAGGGATTACTGCGGTTTTCCCTTCGTTATCACCAGCGGCTACAGAAGCCCTAGCCACCCGTTAGAGGCCGTAAAAGAGATACCGGGGACACACGCGCAAGGCATAGCAGCAGACATAAAGACAACAAACTCTGCTCATCGGTATACGATTATAAAAGGGGCCTTAGAACACGGCTTTACTGGCATAGGGGTCGCTGGTGACTTTATACACTTAGATACACGGGGTACTCTGCCCGTGATGTGGACTTACTAAATATGCTGTACACTAAAAACGCTAACGTAACAACGACAGCAGAATCTACTATTGTTACTATTCCCAATGGATACGTAGCACACTGGAATATGCTGTTTGTAGTAAATCTAGGCGGCTCTACTAATGGTGTTGGATTATATGTAGACAAAGCAGACTCTACTCGTATTGACATCTTAGGCGGCGGTAATGTATCATCTAAAGATTATCTGTTGTTAGACGGTGCTGCTATATTTGTACTGCAATCCGGAGATGCAATTAAGGCGTATACTACAGCAGCAGGTGACGTAGAGTTTGTTGTTACCTTTGACTTGCTAGAGCAAGCACCAACCTTTGTGAATTTTAATGGGAGCTAAGCAATGAAAGCATCACTACTAGCGGTACTATTATTCATGGTAGGTTGTGCCTCAACTAACGAACTGTACTACGAGTCAGTCCAGAAGACCGCAGAGGCTAACGCACGAGCAGTACAGGCTAAGTTCGATGCCCTGTCCAAGATTGCCTCTAGTGGCGACGGACAGGCTGCTAGTGCCGCTGTAATGGCCTTAGCACTCACGAGCACACCTAACGCACAGCCTATCCCACAGAAGTCTGAGGCTATTCAGTGGGCGTCTATTCTAGCGTCTCCTGTTACCTCTCTAGGCATGATGTGGATGCAGGCAGACTCAGCTAAGACTATGGCTCGCTACAACGCACAGGTTGATCTAGCGTCTGTACAAGCTGACGCTGAAACACAGCAGGCTCTCTACGGCAGTTTCTCTGACATCTCTAGTGCAGGGTTTACTGCTGTTAGTAACGTAGACTACACGCCTTTTGTTGATGGCATGGTTACTCTTGGTACTACGGGTATGGATAACCTGACTACCTTGGGTACTTCTGGCTTTGACTCTAACGTAACTCTGGGAACCGCAGGTATCACAGGCGTTGTTGACATGGGTACTGCTGGAGTCAACGGTGTAGTTGACTTAGGCACTACAGGGTACAACACTATCCTGACTATGGATCAAGGCAACAACGCTTTGACTAGTAGTGTATGGGCTGACTACACAGCATCTATTGAACAGATTATGACTAACATTCCAAAGATTCTCTGTTCAGTAACAAGTGACGGAGCAGGTGGAACAACTGTAACCTGTGAGTGATCTTAATGTACAACTCCTGCCGTGGCAACAGGAGGTCTACGCAGATTCTACTAGATTCAAAGTAGTAGCTGCTGGAAGACGAACAGGAAAGTCTAGGCTCGCAGCGTGGATGTTAATCATCAATGCGCTGCAGTCAGACAAAGGCCAAGTTTTTTACGTTGCGCCCACTCAAGGTCAAGCCCGTGACATTATGTGGCAGACCCTTATGGAGCTAGGACACCCTGTGATTGCGGGTTCGCATATTAATAACCTGCAGATCAAGCTGGTCAACGGGGCCACGATTAGTCTCAAGGGAGCCGACAGACCTGAGACAATGCGTGGTGTGTCCTTGAAGTTTCTCGTGATGGACGAGTACGCAGACATGAAGCCTGACGTATGGGAGCAGATCCTCCGTCCAGCACTAGCTGACCAAAAGGGTCAGGCAATGTTCATAGGTACGCCTATGGGCAGGAACCACTTTTACGAACTGTACAAGTACGCAGAACTAGGAGATGACCCAACGTACAAAGGGTGGCACTTTACGTCTTACGACAACCCTCTGTTGGACTCAGAAGAAATCGACATGGCTAAGAAGTCTATGTCGTCTTATGCGTTCCGTCAGGAGTTCATGGCATCTTTTGAGGCCAGAGGCTCTGAGATGTTCAAGGAAGGCTGGGTACAGTTTGGAGAAGAGCCGGACGTAGGTGATTACTACATCGCTGTTGACTTGGCTGGCTTTGAAGAAGTAAACAAGAAACGGACAAAGAATACTAAACTTGATGAAACTGCAATCGCTGTTGTTAAAGTTAGTCCTGATGGTTGGTACGTTGATAACATTATATATGGGCGGTGGAGCCTTGACGAAACTGCCGCCAAGATATTTCAGGCCGTTAGAGACTACAGACCCATCAGCGTTGGTATTGAAAGGGGTATAGCAAAGCAGGCTGTCATGTCGCCTCTGACGGATCTACAGAAGCGCTACGGCACGTTCTTCCGTGTAGAGGAACTAACTCACGGTAACAAGAAAAAGACTGACAGGGTTATGTGGGCGCTACAAGGACGCTTTGAGAACGGCTACATTGCACTAAACAAAGGCGAGTGGAACAACAGGTTCTTGGATCAACTATTTCAGTTTCCAGATCCACTGACCCACGATGACTTGGTTGATGCACTGGCCTACGTAGATCAGTTGGCGCAAGTAGCGTATCACTACGATTACGAGATAGACGAACACGAAGTCCTAGACGCAATAGCAGGTTACTAAATGACACAGCGAGTTTTCAGAAAGTTCAACACCTATGGCATCTACGCTATCTCTGCCGTAGTATTTTTTACTATGGGCTACAGCATAGCTTTAATTTAAGGACAGTACTATGGCAGACGACATTTTAACTCCAGATCCTCTGATGATTGAGGAGTCTCTGGAAGAATGGGTAATCACCAAGTGTGAGAACTGGAGAGACTTCTATGAGTCAAACTACGAAGCAAAGTTTGAAGAATACTATAGGTTATGGCGAGGTCAATGGGACCCTGCTGACTCAGAGCGAGCTTCGGAGCGTTCTCGTATTATCTCTCCTGCGCTTCAGCAGGCTGTAGAGTCTAACGTAGCAGAACTAGAAGAAGCAACCTTTGGTCGTGGCAAGTGGTTTGACATTAGCGACGATACAAACGATCAAGACCGACAAGACATTCAGTACCTCCGCAAGAAGCTAACCGAAGACTTTGAGAACACTAAGGTACGTAAGGCTGTTGCTGAGTGCTTAATTAACGCTTCTGTCTTTGGTACAGGAATCGGTGAGATTGTCCTTGAGGAGATCAAGGAGATGGCTCCAGCAACTCAGCCTGTTATGGGTGGTGACTTGACTGCTGTAGGTGTCAACATTACAGACAGAATCGTAGTCAAACTCAAGCCTGTGCTGCCTCAAAACTTTTTGATTGACCCTGTTGCTACAACTGTAGAAGACGCTATGGGTGTGGCTATTGACGAGTTTGTGTCAAAGCACTCTGTAGAACTCTTGCAGGAACAAGGTGTTTACCGTGAAGCGTACATTGAATCTGCTGCTCCTGACACAGACTTAGAGCCAGATCAAGACCTCACGATCTACAACGATGACAAGGTTAGGCTGACGAAGTACTACGGACTTGTGCCTCGTGAACTCCTTGAGGCTGAAGACGTAGAAGTAGAGTCCGACTCTATGTACGTTGAGGCTGTCGTAGTTATTGCTAACGGCGGTACGCTCTTGAAGGCTGAAGCTAATCCGTACATGATGAATGATCGCCCTGTAGTGGCTTTTCCTTGGGACGTTGTTCCGGGTCGCTTCTGGGGTCGTGGTGTGTGCGAGAAAGGCTACAACAGTCAAAAGGCTCTGGACACAGAGTTACGCGCACGTATTGACGCCCTGAGTCTTACGATTCATCCGATGCTCGCCATCGACGCAACTCGCTTGCCTCGTGGGGCTAAACCTGAGGTTCGTCCCGGCAAGATGATTCTTACTAACGGAGATCCTCGTGAAGTACTTCAACCGTTTAACTTTGGGCAGGTGGGTCAGATTACTTTCGCTCAAGCGCAAGCGCTTCAACAGATGGTACAGCAGTCTACTGGAGCAGTCGATTCAGCAGGAATCGCTGGACAAGTTAACGGCGAGGCTACTGCTGCTGGTATCAGTATGTCTCTTGGTGCTATTATCAAACGTCATAAGCGCACTCTGATTAACTTCCAGCAGTCTTTTTTGTTGCCTTTTGTAACCAAGGCAGCGCACAGGTACATGCAGTTTGATCCTGAGAGTTACCCTGTAGCTGACTACAAGTTTAACGCTACGTCTACTCTGGGTATCATTGCTCGTGAATACGAAGTGACGCAGCTTGTACAACTGTTGCAGACCATGAAACAAGATAGTCCTCTGTATCCTGTGTTGATCCAGAGCATTATCGACAACATGAACCTGTCGAACCGCGATGAACTGATTGCAGCAATGCAGCAGGCATCTCAGCCTAATCCTCAGGCTCAACAGATGCAGATGGCTATGCAACAGGCTCAGATGGAGTTTCAGCAGAGTCAAACAGCAGCCCTTAACGCACAAGCGGCTGAATCTCAGGCTAGGGCGCAAAAGTACGCTGTTGACACTGAGCTTGCTCCTGAAGAGCTACAGATTGAAAAGATTAACGCAATCACTAGGAACTTACAGGCAGGCGACGAAGACGATAAAGAGTTTGAACGTCGCTTAAAGGTTGCAAACACACTCTTGAAAGAAAAGCAAATAGAGGGCAAAACTCAAAATGATACTAACGCAAACCGAAATGAACAGCTTCCTAGAGCAAATCAACAGGGCGTTCAAGGATCAGTTCGACAAATTGGACTCGTTGGAGAACCGGGTCAAGGATTTGGAGGAGAAGGTTAATGCCCAAGGAAAAGGATCCAAGACTAGCACGAGTAGGAGTAAGCGGGTACAACAAGCCGAAGAGGACTCCTAGTCATCCAACGAAGTCTCATGTAGTTGTAGCCAAGGAAGGCGATAAGGTTAAAACCATACGGTTTGGACAACAGGGTGTATCAGGAGCAGGCAAGAGTCCTAGCACTGATAAAGAAAAAGCTAGGCGCAAATCGTTCAAGGCAAGACACGCTAAGAACATTTCTAAGGGCAAGATGTCTGCAGCATATTGGGCAAACAAGGTGAAATGGTAAGATGGCTAAAGGCGTACCACACTACAAAAAGGATGGGACTCTGCACACTGGAGAAACCCACAAGATGCCTGATGGTTCACTGCACTCAGGTAAAACCCACAGTAAATCGTCAGTTCCTCTGTTTCACATGAAGGATCTTTCTAAGACTGCTAAGGAGAAAGCTATGAAGATGTACGGAAGTAAGAGCAAGCCTAAAGCAAAAGCAAAGAAGAAAACAACAGCAAAGCCTAAGCGTAAGCCAATGAAGCGAGGCTACTAAGATGCCAAAGAAAGGTCTATACGCTAACATCCACGCTAAACGTAGGCGTATTGCCGCTGGATCAGGCGAAAAAATGCGTAAACCGGGGTCTAAAGGCGCTCCTACGGCTAAGGCCTTTAAGAAAGCCAAAAAGACAGCTAAGAAAAAATAACATAAAAAAGTACTTGACTTTTGGTCTAAAGTATGATATAATATATAGTGTACTTAGGTACATCTTATTAATCAGAGACAACCGAAGAGGCCTCAAGTGGATCAAGAAACCCAACAGTACTACGACAATTACTTTAGTCTTTTTATGACAGACGGTTGGAAACAACTGATGCAGGACTTTGGTAATAATACTGTAAGTATTAACAGCGTAGAAGCAGCTAAAGATGCTAACGATATGTTCTTTCGTAAAGGACAACTAAACGTATTAGCCCACTTACTGAATATGGAAACTATCGTTAATACTAACTACGAGGAAGCGTCAAAGCCTCCAGAAGAAGATGATTAAAGTATTTGACTTTCGTTGTACTAACGGACACA